CTCCATCTAGTGACGTTCTCATTTTTAACAACGAAGAAGGGGAAATGGCTCGCTTTGACACGAGTGGGAATTTTGGAATCGGCACGGAGTCACCCGACGAAACGCTCGATGTAGTAGGAGCGGGAAGGTTTTCCACTGGAGTTACGTTTGGCACTTATACCGATGCTGCAAATAAACTAGATGATTACGAAGAAGGATCGTGGATACCAACTATATCGTTTGGTGGAGCGAGCGTAGATGTGGAATACGATTTGCAGGTAGGAACATACACAAAAATTGGGGATTTAGTTACCGCTTCATGTTACATGGACTTAGCAGACAGCGGGACATCAACTGGTGACGCAGTATTGGCTGGATTGCCTTTTTTTTCAAGAAGTTTGACGGGTAATTTGGCCCCTGCTACTCTTCGTCTTTCGAATGTTTCTTTTGCTGATATTCCTATGGGATACAACGGCTCTAATACAAAAACCATAACATTGCAGGAATCAACAAATGCTGGAATTACTACTAATTTAACGGAGGCTAATTTTTCTGACACATCAATAGTAATGATGTCCGTAGCATACAGAGTTTAATTTAAACACCAAAACAAAATGGCATTAACAGAACAAACATTAGACGATAAGATTGAGCTAGTAGGCGAGTTTCGCCAGGTTCATATCAGGACAGCAACGATTATTAAGAGAGACGGTGTAGAACTCAGTCGATCTTTTCAACGCAGGGCATTGGCTCCAGACGCCGATGTCACTGAGGAGAACGAAGAGATTAAAGGAATAACCTCTGTGGTGTGGACTCAAGAAGTTAAAGATGCTTATACGGCTTTTCTTGCAGCGCAACTGAACCCATCATAACTAATAAAACTATGGCTGATTTAAATACAGAATCTTTAGTAACTGCTGATGGCGATTACGATATTGAAACAACGGCAGGTCACCTTTACGCTTTTACTTTAAATTACGTATCAGGGACGGGTACTGTAACAGTAAAACGAGAAGTGGGAAACGAGGCCGTTTATTCCAATTATAAATTGCCCACTGATCCTACTTCTAATATGGCCTTAGCTGCGTCTGGAACAGAACTAGGATATACTCTCAGAGCTACTGGAAACTCTATCCGCTTTACTGTTACTAGTGCTTCTAGTTTACAGCTTTGGATTAAATATTTTGAAATACCAGCTTTTAGGTCATAATGTTAGTATATTCTTTAACTTATTCTTTAGCTGAAGAGCTGGCTAAAATAGAAGAATTATCTACTTCTGTAAACATACCTGCGTCTTTTGAAGATTTTCTTGCAGATGATGGATCTTCAGGGTATGAAACTTTTACAACTTCTGCTGCGCAAACTTTTCAAGTACGAGACTAATGGCATATCAAAGTTCACACACAGGGCAGGAAATAGACGACGCAATAGATAAGTCGCAACTAACCCCTAAGTTTGCAGGAGAACGATCTACTTATGCAGCTCTTCCGCATACGCACACAGGCGGTACTTCTGGAGATGTTTGGTTAGTTACGGGAGCTACTTCGGGCTACCCTGCGGGACTTTACCGATGTAATGGTTCAGCTTACGTTTATCAAGGCCCAACTATTTCAGATGAAATAGATGACTCTTCTTCTTCTCATAAATTTGTTACAGCTACACAAATAACAAAACTTACTGATATAGAAGAAAATGCTGATGTCACAGATGCGGCTAATGTATCGCAGGCAGGCGCTCCTATTATATCGTCGGGGTCGGGCGCTCCTTCGGGATCGCCTACTAAAGTCGGAGATATTTACATAGATACGACTGGAGACAATGCTTACATTGCAGTAGGAACATCTTCTTCCTCTGATTGGGAGGTTAGCAACGACGGAGCTGGTAGCGGCTCAACTAATTTAAGTTGGACAGCGGCTAGTTCTACAGTTGCGTCATCTACAGGCACTAATGCAGTAATTACAGCGGCGGATAGTTCTAATGCTGGATTGATGTCCAGTGCTGACAAAATTAAGTTTGATGCAATTGAGCCATTAGCGGATAAAACTGATACAGCTAATGTTACCGACGCAGGTGCGCTGATGGACAGCGAAGTAGATGCTGACATTAAAACGTTATCACTACCAGCTAGCACAACGATTAGCACGTTTGGTGCGACCATAATTGATGACGCTGATGCGGCGGCAGCTCGTACTACATTGGGTGTAGATGCGGCTGGTGCAGACAACAGCACCAACGTAACGTTAACTGGTTCTGGCAGCTATCTTAGCATTGCGGGACAGGCTATTACCGTAGACCCTATTACAGAGTCTGATATATCGGACTTGGGAACCTATTTAACAGCTGAAGCAGATACGCTAGACACGGTAACGGGTCGAGGGGCAACAACGACGAACGGGGTCACGGTCGGATCTATAGATGTTAATGGCGAGATTATTGAAAAGGTTTACACTAACGCTAGTGTGGCTACTTCATTTACGTTGGAAGCCTCAAACGGTACTATTCAAAACCTTACGCTTTCTAACGATGTATCAACTATTACTGATAGTTTGGCCGATGGCGAAGCTATAACGTTAGTTGTAGACGATGGTTCTGGTTATGCAATTACTTGGGGTTCTTCAGTTGATAAATGGGTAGGAGGATCTGCTCCAACACTAGACACAACTAACAAACATATTATAGTTCTTTGGAAAGTAGGATCTGATCTTTATGGAATGGCCCCAGGAGTAGCATCATGAATATATTAAAACTTACAGACGGAAATCCCGTAAAGTATTCAGAGTCTCGCCTAAAGCGGGACAATCCCAGTGTTAGTTTCCCTAGTCCACTAAATGAGCGGGTGCTTAAACTGTACGATTGTTTTTTTTACGTTTTAGATTCTAAACCTGATTACAACCCTGTCCTTCAAAACTATAATACTGTATTTGAGTATAGAAATTATCCGGATTTCAGCAAAAAATGGGTTCAAACGTATGAAGTAGTCGATTTTCATCCAGACGTTGCTAAAATTCGGTTAACTGACAGCATTACTTCGGATCGTTGGGATATAGAACAGGGCGGCGTTGAGTGGACTGATACAAGCGGCGATTTGTGGCGTATAGCAACAAACGAGAACAGTCAGGTTAAAATGACCTCGGTTCTTAGTATGCTAACAGCAGATCCAACATCCACTGGTTACGCTAGTTGGAAAATGGATAAGAAAGTTACTGTCACGTACCCAGACGAAGACGAGGAAGGTAATGAAATTGAATACACCGAAGAGGTTTGGCAAAAACAATTTCGGCACAATACGCTACAGGACTGGAACGAAATGGTTTCTTTAGTTAGCACCCACATCAAGAATTGTTTTACGGCTGAGGAGAACGCACTAGCGAAAGCTGATGCTGGCGACCTCACTGTAACTTTCCAATCTGAGTACGAGAAACTATAATGCTACGCTGGAAAGCCAGTTTAAAGCCTGCTGCTGCTGGCGGCACATCTTACAGAGACACCGTACTAGCAGACACCCCGTTGTTTTACTACAGACTTGGCGAGGCTAGTGGTGATACCTCTGGAAACATGTACGATGAGGTGGCAACATCTAGCAACGGCACGTATTACAACACACCAGATCTAGGCCAAACAGGTGCAATATCGGGGGATTCCAACACTAGCGTAAAATTCAAGGAAGCTAGTAACGAATACGCAGAAACAGTTACGCTAAGTTCAGAAACATCCCTGCTTCCATGCACAATAGAGTGTTTTATAAAAACAGACGGGGCGAGTGATAATTACGCAGGAATTCTTTTTGCAAGGGGAACTGTAAATGCCTCTGGTTTAAACATGAGAACCAGCGTAGGGAAGTTAGGTTACACTTGGAACGATGCCTCCAACACCTACGGTTGGACTGGCGCGCCAACTTTGTCTGACGACACTTGGTACTACGTTGCATTGGTTGTTGAATCAACTAAGGCAACAATTTATGTAATTGATGAAAGCGGAACACTCACAACGCCTGCTGTAAATAGTGTGACACACAGCGCCTTGGATTTTAGTAACGACACTTGGAAAATCGGAAGAGATACCGCTTCCCTTAGATACTTCCAGGGGTGGCTGGACGAGGTTGCTATATACGACCAAGCACTTTCACAAAGCACAGTTGTGGCACACGCTGCTGCTGCTGGGTACACTGCAAGCTCTTCATACGCTTACGGGCCAGAAGGCTTTGAGGGTACTGGCGCGCCAACGGGGTTCACAACTACCATTGTCGGAGCTGGAACCGTAGACTACGACGACACCAGCGACCCAGGAACAGGTTTGCAATCGCTTGAGGTAGTAACCTCTGGAGGCGATAGCTACGCAGAGCTAGATCTGGGAGCGGAATATTCAAATTTCACCTTGATTTGGCAGGAGAAACGAATTGGCGGTGGATCTAACAGATCATGGATGAAAATGTCTCCTGATTCTGGGTTTGCAACTAACGCCTCTGCCACAATAGGCAACAGCTCATGGAATTGGAGGTTTTCACAAAATTCCTCAAATTTAATCCCGACAACCAACAATGTATCTACGACGGCTTGGCACTACGCTAAACTGGAAATTGATATAGCCTCAACCTCGGTTACTTTAACAAAGTCAACGTCATCTGATTTTTCAAGCCCAGATACAAATACTTCGTCATCGTTCAGCTTCCATTCAAATTTTACAGGCATTCGCTATTTGAGATTTGGTGGGATAAACAAAGACCACACTATATTGATTGACGAACTTTCTTTGGAGGACAATTCATGAAAACACTCTTATCAATCATAATGCTCACAACGAGTATATACGCTGCCGATCTACGGTTGGTGTGGTCTGACAATTCGGACAACGAAGACGGCTTTGAAGTGTGGCGTAAGGTCGATGATGCTGATTGGACTTTAGTCGGAGCGACAAATCAAAATGTTTCTACCTGGTTAGATGATTACTTACCAATCGGGTCGACACTAAGCTACCGTGTTTTGGCGTGGAACCAATTCGGACAATCTGGGTACACAAATATAGTGTCAGTAGGTACTTACCCTCCATTGGCTCCATCTGCTCTAGGCGGCGAGGTTGTTCCGAGTAAACCTCTTTCATTCATCGGCCCATTGGAAGATAACGGTGTGTCAATCAGGACGTACAGAGACGAGCTTGGTAGAATTCTTATTGAAAGATCATGAGGAACGTAACAGGGTAAGTTAAAGCAATTTGCATTAACGTACAACAAGTGAGAAAAGTGGAAGACGTGGTAGAAAGATCTATGATAGGAATTTTGGGGTCAGGTACAGGTATATTCTTAGCTGGAACCAATGAGGTGTTGTCTGTATTCGCATCAGTTTGTACAATAATTTTTATGGGATTTTCTATCGTCAAAATAGCTAGGGAGATTAACAAGAAGAAATGACATCAGAGTTAGTGGCAATGCTTGGAGGTGG